CATCTGATACGTCAGCAAGGTCTTCCCAAATTTGTTCAGGATCAATGTTGTGAGTTTCTGCAATCTCCATCACAAGTTCTTCAACAATATCAAACATTGATTCAACTTCTTCCGCCACACCTTGCTCTTTAATGTTTAGTTGCTTTTTAGTGTATGCCACTGAGTTATCCAATGCGGCTAAACCTTTTTCTTCTGAGTTCTTGCTCAACCCAGTATCATAAAGTTTATCACCGTTATGGATACGAACCTGCCAACCCATTCCAGTATTGACCAAATCGTGTCTAAAGTTTCCTACCTTGACTGACTTGACTACATTCTTTCCCGAGCCTTCCGCCACAACTTCTTCTTTGAGTTCACTACGCATGTAATTAGCAACAGTCATGATGTAGTCTTCTGCCAATGTAATTTTAGATTCAACCCATTCAGGCAAGTCTGTGCTATTACCAAGCATTTCGCACATTTCTTCTGCATTGTGCATGATAGTTCTTAATTGATTAACAGCCATATGTGGGTCAGAATATTCGTGGTCTTTAGCTTCACTGACTTCTTCTGGTACACAATTTGGAACCTTACGACCACCCTTCATTTTCATACCAACGGCGGTGTAGCCAGTCCAGCAAGCATCTTTAAGTCCACCTGTTGGTTTTTTAACTTTTTCTCTTAGTTCCTTAAAGTTTTTCATATCTTCCTCAGTATGTCTGCTACTTTCATGTCCACAGGAATAATATCTGTTTTTATATTCCTACCTCTAATACCCATAACACTTTCTGGTAATATATTCAAATACAATAAAAATGTTTTCAATACATCATAGTCTTTTTCATCGGTTCTAAAGAACAATATTCTTGCTGTGGCTTCTGGCCCAAAAACATTGTTCAATAGAATAATATGATTAAGAATCAGTCTTTCTTTGAGACTTTTCGTAATCTTATATCTACGAAATAGTCTTTTAAGATACTTGGTTCTTTTCAAGTCTCCTTCAAACTCTGACATAAGGCAGTTTGGAGATGTATAACATTTTGCCGCATACATCGTAAAATTATCTTCATTCAATTCATCAAACATTGTGTATAGGGGCCGAAGCCCCTTTTTTTATAGACCAGTAAATGCTTGACCCCAGCTTGTATTAGCTGAGTTTGTGTTTGCAGCAGTTGGGCTAGCCAAAGCAACTAATGTTTCTTTGATATAGCGAACTGTACCATCATTGTTGGTTTTCTTTTGAATGTGTACCCATCCTGGAACAACATCACCTAAAGCAACAGTGTTGTTCGCTAAACGAGTTGGTGTAACCAAAACTGTATCTGCGCCATATGTTTTGGTCATTGTTTTGTTTGTGTTGTAAGCAATAGCTTTGTCAAATTCAACACCAAAACCTGCGCTTACAGTATTAAACAATGCTGTAGACAATGTGATTGTGTTACCACTTGTGGAAGCAACTGTAGTATTTGAAGCAAAGAAACCAGGAATACCATTGCCTGCTGTACCGCCTGGTGTACCAAAACCGTTAACCCAAAAGTATACATATTGACCTGCGGTAATACCAATATTCGCTACGTTGTTTAAACCACCATCATAATATGAAACTGTGATAACAGTATTGCCTGTGGTATTACCAGTGGTAACAGTAAGTTGCACATTTTCTCTTGTGCCTCTTACAACATCCATTTTTGGTTTGCCTTGGCTACTGTTTGCGTCTGTATTTGTCCATGCTGACATGTTTATCTCCTTGAAGGGTAATCTACCTATTTATTGATTTGTTTTTTTGCCTGTATTCGTGGCAATATAGTCCGGAGAATTTTTACGATTCTTCAACATTGGATCAATTTCAATCGTATCTCTTTTCTCTCCAGTAAGAGTGGTTCCACCTTTCAGGACCATACGAGCATTGGTTCCCTTTTCATTATCATCATTAACCTCTTGTTTTTTAATGACTTTTGGCTCTTTAACGTTGGTGCCAGGACCTTTGTCATCCTTTTCATGGTCATACATATCTTCTTTAAGTCTATGTTTTGCATAGATTTCTTTGACCATTTTTGCTGCTTTAGATTTTTTAGGTGCAACTTCATCACCACCATTAGCACCATCAGCAGGTGATTGTGTTGCTGACATTGGATCTCCCACATCTTCTTTCTTAGGTGGCTCAATAAGAGGTTTATTATTGCCGGCAAGTCTAGAAATTGCTTTTGACAAACCAGAATTACGGTCTTTTTTACCAGTAATTGTGTCGTGCAAAGCACCTTTCATGTAGTTCTTAGCAGTTGTATCACTGATTTCATTTACAACTTCTCCATCTTCATAAATTCCATGGTCTTGTTTCCATTTTTCAAATTCGCCTGTTTTAGCTTGGCCAACCCGTTGGTTTTTGCTGACATAATTGATGTTGTAACCTTTGGCCTTGTAGAACTTAGATAATAAGTCTGCACGGCGTGAGGTTACATTTTCTGGAATTTGAAGTCCACCACCTGCACCGGTAGCAGACCATGGATCGCTAGGATCCACATTTCCTTTAGATGGTGGTGCAGATTGTTTTGCAACACCTTTCACCACATCCTTAATTTTAGTCATTTTTCTTTTCCTCAGATGTACCCATTTTACCCATTATAGTTTCTTGTCTAATCTTTTTGAAAGATTTACGAGCCAACTCTTTTGCAACTTCCATTGGTGAAGTTTTTGATTCTTCTTCAACATTCAATTTAACTTTGTAAGAAAGTGGTTTGTTGTGATAATCAGCAGGAACTTTTTCTCGACCTTTTAGAGTATCAACAGTTTTGGTTTTCATGTTTTCTGATGGATCAATACGAACACCGTCTTCTTCACTCATTGTGCTGATGCCACCAATGTTTTCATGTTTCATGGCTTGTTTTGTTGCAGTAGCATACATTACATTTTTAGCACGTTCACCATAACGGTCTTTGAAACCGGCCAAACCTTTTTTCATAGATTTAACAATCTTTTCACGTTTTTCTTTTTCACCAGAAGTCATGTGACGTTCTTCTTTGTGCATTTCTTTTTCATGTTTGCCAACTTCTTTGTGAGCAATTTTCTTTGCTTGTGGTTCAGTTACGCAATCACCTTCTTCTGTCATTTTGTGAGCAGACAAGTGTGTTTCTTTTCCTTCTTCTTTCTTCAAAGCAGAAGGTTTAACCATTTTTTTGACAAGTGCTTTATCTTCTTTCTCATCAGGATGAGATTCTTCTTTGACTGCTTTTTTAGTGAACACATCACCAGTAGAAGTTTTCTTGTGTTCATGGCCAGTCAATTCGCCTTTTTTCTTAGGCAATTGGCTCATGTATTTACCTTTTAGAACGTCAAAAGGATTAGAAGATTTCTTTTCATCTTCTTCTTCAACAGGACGAACATCAGCAGAATGACCTTTTGCGGCAGCTTTGTCATCATGTTTTTTCAATACTCTACCACCAATTTTTTCTGGAGGTTCCATTCCTTCAGAGTGGTGTTTTGCTGTCACAGGATATCTTTTGCCTTGAAATTCAAAGTGAGATTGATTTGCTCTTTTAGCAGCATGAGCAGCTTTATGGAAACCAGTTTCATCTAGTTCTGGTTCCAAAAGCATTTTTTTCTTATCATCTGCTTCCATGATTGCTTTAGTTGCGTCAACCAAGGATTGTGGTACTAGAGATTTAGTAAACATTTATTTTACTCCTGCTTTCTTTTTTTTAATTGTTATACCTGATTGGCCATACTTTTGTGCTGGCGTAACCATGTCTTCTTTATTACTTGCACCACCAAGAGTGCCACCGACACCAGAATCTCCTTGACCAAAATCAAAGATTGATTCCTTAAACTTTTTTAGTTTCTTATTTTTTTCTGCTAATGGATTTGGTTGAGGACCTTTAGTTTGACCTGCAAAATTTGCAACATCATCGTTACTAAATTCTCTCTCCTCACGGTATGTAGTATCACCTAAGCCGGCACCTGCGGCCGCAGAACCACCTCTAGTGTCAAATGTTGAGGTAACACCATCTGGTGTGCTTGCTCTAGCAGCATTCAATGTCCTTAAACCCATTTTGCTTTTCTTAATTGTATCTGCATCTTTATTAAAATTTGCAACTTTTGGTTCTGGCATTTTGATTAGTTTTGGTGCTTGTTCTGTATATGTACTACCACCACCAATTTTAGGAGTATAGCCTCCGTTAGGTTTGATGTCACCATCTCTAACGTCATCTCTTTTGCCTAACTTAGCGGCAAATTGCATAACAGGACTATTATTATCTTTCAATACATTCAAACCTTTGTCTTTTAGGTTTGACTTTTGAATAGACTTAGCACCTTCATATATTTGCATGAATTTATTTGAACTTGAATAGTGAATAGAACCATTGTCTAAGAATTTTGTTGTTTCTGTAAACAGTTCAGAGATATCACTAACTTTTTCTTCTAGGTCTCCAGTGTTGTCAAAACGAGAGAAACTTTCAAAAAGTTCAGAGAAATGTGTAATGTTCTTCTGTGCTTCTGCCCAACGGGTATGACGAATTGATTCTACCATCATTCTAGACAATAAAGTGTTTCTTTCTTGGCTCACTTTATCTGTTGTGTCAACAAATACCATCATGGTTTTGTAACCCAATTCTTCCAGTTCTTCTTTGATTTGTGAAATCTTTTCATAGTCATCAGCAGGACCATTGATGATAAGTGGACCACGTTGACGAATTGCTTCCATCTTAGGATTCATAGAACGCATAGCCAACTTGTGCTTGTCATTCATAATATCCATAACTTGTTGGAAGTTCAATTCAACGATGTTTTGTTCTGCGATACCTTCACGAATAACAACATCTTTACCGGAACCTGGACCACCAGTAACAAAAATAGCCTTGCCGTATCCACGATTGGTAGATTCATGCAAGCCCATACCTTTAGTCACATCATGGAACAATTCTGTTGCATGTTGTGGATTTTTTCTTATATTTGAAGGTAGATTTTTTGCAAAATCATGGAAATTACCATTTTTAACATGGTTACGCATATCTGTACCAGAAATACCTGGTTGACGCTCACCTGTTGATTGTTGTTCAATATGGTCAAACTTAAAATATCCATGGCGACCTTCAACACCATTATACTTTTTCAATAAATGATAATTTGCGGCAGCATCTTCACCAGAAGCAATAATTGCGTGTGTGTAACCTTTTTTATGCATTTCGGCCGCATGGTGCAATAGTCCTGGTGCTTCTTTTGTTGCGGGAACAATATTTGCATCGGGAAAAGCACGTTTGATGTGCTTCATTTTTGTTTTGATATCAAGTGGATTCTTTTTAGCATCATGTGCATGTGAAGCCACAATAATATGGTCTGCATGATTTCTTTTAGCCAAGTCTTGAATCCCTTTGACATTTTCTTCATGTCCTTTTGTGGGCGGATTCATACGACCAATTGCCATGACAATTGGTTTATTTTTTTCTTCTACTAACTGTCTAAATGATTTCATCGTGGTCTTGCCAAAAAGTTAAGTCTGTTGAATTCTTGTCTATCGTTTAGTTTAGAAACTTTACCTTTGTGTGTTGCAACAAAACCTTCTGGTTTAACTGATGCATCACCAACTGTATGTTCTAATCCACCAGTATGTCTAGCCAATACATGAACCAAAGAATCTTTGGCTTTTTGTAAATGATTGTGCATTTTAAAGAAATTCTCATAATGTTGTGTGTTATTATCTATGTGTTCAATATGTGCCTTCTTTTCTGCTTCTTTTCTAGCAATTGCGGCCGGTGTTTTAACCTTTGCAATGTCTTTATCATATTTTGTTTCAATAGATTTTCTAAGGCCACCAACGCTTGGTTTTTCACCAGTTCGAACTGTTTGATTGATGTGAGATTCAATTGGTCCACCAGCATTACGATGTGGTTCTGTTGCAGCATACATTTGTTTACCATGTAGGTCATGTAGTGCTTGTGCTGATGCTAAGTGGTGATGAAATTGGTCTTCATCATGTTTAGACATAATAACCTTAGATGTGTCATGTCCTGGTTCTCTATGATATACATCGGCATGTTGCTTGAAACCTGATAAATCTGGATGAAAATCCGCTTTCATATCAGCCAATGTTTTACCATGGTATTGTGTATGTGTATAAACACCAATCTTAGCTTTACGAATTTTCTTACCTTCTTCTGATTCTTTAGGTGCAGAATAGTTGATTGTGTTTGGTTTGAAATGAACTCTGCCATCATGTTCAGTTTTATCGCCATGGCCAAACATCATATCGCCTTGAAATACACCTGATTTTGGTGCAACTTTAGGTAAGTGGTGTAATGCATCTTTTAGTTTAGCTACAAGACCAGGTGCATGACCGTGGTTTGCTTCAATGTCTTTATCGGAATAATTGACTTTTGGATTCACATTGAATGCTGATTTGGAAGCAACAAAGAATTTACCAGTTTCTGGATGATGACCATAAACAATACTTGGTGAACCATCGTGTTTCATTGTCAAAGTAGGATCATTTTTGCCTGCTTTGATGTGTTTTTTCACTTGATTTAATACTCCAACTGCATGGTCAAAGCCTTCTGCACCACCATGGATAGCATGGTCTTCCACATGTGTGATGTGTTTTAGCTTTGATTCATCAGCTTCTTCTTTAAGTAATGATTTGAAAGTTCTCATTTAATCTCCATATGCCTTTCCATCACCTTTAAAGCTAGGTAAAGGATCACTACTGGACGCTACTCGCATTCTATGTGTAGCAAAAAGCTTTCCTTTATGCCAGAAGTGCACTGTTCCACCTTCGGCATGAGCAACAATGTTGTGGTGATTGTCTAGTATATGATTCCATTTTTTACTTGGATCAATACTGTGATGTTGTGTTTGTCCACCGGATTTTTTAGTACCTTGGAATGTTGTATGTCTAATGTGTTCGTGTCCGTTTTCTTGTAATGGAGTTTTATTGCATTGCAAAACATGCGTCCTAATGTGTTCTGCCATTTCATGACTAGGTGAACGATTTAGGTGTTTTGCAATGTGTTCTGCCATTTTGGCACAGAGTAAACGATTCTCATGCAAAACATGTGCCTTCATTTCTGGATTTTTTTCCATTATATCTTTTCTTTGTTTTGCATTTGTGTTCAGTAATTCTGGATATTTTTTGAGCACTTTTGCTCTATGTTCATCAACCATGTGCTGTGCACCACGGGTTGCTTCCATGCCAGGATTTGATGCGGTAATGTTTTTGTCTGTTCCGTCAGTTACTTTCAGACTAACACCATGGAATTTGGTTTTTGGATCACCTGCTTTTTTAGTGTGAACCATGATATCTGATGCATCTTGTTTCTGTGAGGATTCAATTCCTGTGGATCTTTTAATGTCACCTGGTTTTGAAGTCCAGTGGACTGTATGAATTTTTCTACCATCCACTTCAATTTGTTTTCTTAAATCGGCCGCTGCACTTTTGGCCTTTTCATTCAAACGGTTATATTCATCGTGATTGCCGTGTTTGTCAAATAGTTTTTGTTTAATTTTATCGTGGGCTTGCTCTGGAGTATCACCGTCTTTGTCGGGATGCTTATCCATGTGTTTTCCACCATTCAGGTAGTGACCAACTAAGAGTTCGTGTAAAATACCCTTGTCGTTAGAGGTATATTCACTTTCTTTTTTTTCTTTTTTTACAGCTTCGGAAAGTTCTTTTTCTTCTTCTTTGTCGTGTTCATAGTCATCACCATATTCATCTGGTTCTTCTCCGTCATGCTGTTTTAAATATTCAATATAGTCACGGATCTTTTTTTCTTGGTCTGAATCTTTTTCACCCAAAGAAGATTCTGAAAGGAGACCAGCTCTTTTCAAATAAATTTGGTTTTGTATAGAAGACATTTAAACTCCATTAGAATTGCAATACACTATGATTGCCATGGAGTTATTTATATAACTTTTCGGCTCAATGGTTCAAACCATGGAGAGTTTGGTTCCGATACATAGTCAATAATATTCGACTTGGCCGTTACCAGCCAACCATCCGTAGCAATGAATTTTATCAAATTCCACCAAATACTCTTTTGGAATGTTTACAAAATGTGCATGTTCAAAGTCCATAAACTGTAACAAAGGTATGTTTTTTTGCGTTACTTCCATGTAATTATCGATTAAAGAAGGACAAAAAGAGAACATCCGGGTAATCAATAAGTCTGTTGCACCATGTGTAACTTGCGTCATCCAAGTAGGAATACGTTTTTTGAATACATATTTACCGAATAGGTTATCATAATCACTGAGATTAAACTCTGGTTCCAGTATAGAACGACCAGAAAACTTGAATATGCGTTTAATATCCTTGAACCATGTCTGTTGTTTTAGTGCATATAAGGTGTTTAATAACAAAACACTTTCCGCCAAGGCTTGATGACCCGAACTTGAGAACCTATTAACATCCGGAACTTGGTTCATATCCATAAAAGCGTTCACATAAGGCTGAAGTTGTTTATGTTCTTCGTCCGTTAATGGTGTAAGAGAAGCGTCAGCTAATACAATAATTGCATCTGGAACTTGTTTACGAATAGATTCAACAGTCAATACCGTTTGTTGAAAACGTTGTTCGTGACTCCAAAACCTTGTGTTTAAGCTTTTGATTGCTGAAGTTACAAGAAAAAGGTTTTTGTCTGGTATAAAACTCATAGGTAATGGTCCAATGTATCTGTGTTGCGATAGAGGTTAACTGCTTCGGCTCTAGGATGAGGATTGCTGTTATCAAAATCATTGATAAGTATGCGTCTAGCATTGGGTAGACCAATAATCAATTGATTTGATTTGAATCCCAATCTAGCCAACATTGCTCTAGTGACCCATTCTTGGCTCTTTTCTCTGGCTGTTGTAAAGATAATCAATGAACCGTTACGTTCATATTCCAATAGTCTTTCAACATTCTTTGTCAATACTTCAGGTTCGGCGTCATACGAATCAACACCAACTCGTCTTTGTGCTTTGATGATTGTACCATCGATATCACAGAAGATTACAGGTTTGTCGTTATACTTGAACCATTCTTGTGCGGTACCAACATCAACATAATTTGAAATGAGTTTCTCGGTAAAAATCTTTCCATCATGTAACATGACTGAGATTACATCAGATACAAAGATTTCACTTTCGGTTGAAATGGACTCGAATGCTTTTTTGTATTCACCAACCGATTCAAACTTATATCCACCAACACAGAATTTATTAGAGACAACACGTTTCTCAATAATATCAGTTATAATACCTTGCTCGTTGGATACAACAAAACTTTTTGCTTTAAGACGGTTGAGAACTTCATGTTCAGCAATATCTGAAACGCAGATATAGTTACCTGGTGTCTTTGTGTGTGTAAAGAAACTATCACAGTCTTTTACCAAGAACTCAGCATCATCTGAGATTCCAGCAGACTGTAAGATTTGATAGACCGTGTCGGCCGGACCTTTTGTTAATTCTTTAATGATAACAACTTTAACTCTATGGCCAAATTGGTGGTCGATAAACTTTTCTGCATCAAATGCTGCATTATGTTCACTAAGAATACCAACTGTAATGTTGCAATCGGGATAATCTGCAACTGCTTTTTCCAACATCATTTTATGTTCGTAGTCAAATAGCAGATACTTAGGTTTCATGTTGGGGAAACGACTAGAAAGTCCTGCGGCTGGTACAATTATTTCCATAATCTTCTTATTTCATCCATTATAAAGTTGTATTCTAAATCACCTTTTGTTGTATGTAGGTATACCCTCAACAACATCAAAATCAAAAGGTAATCATTGTTTGCTTCTGGGAAATCTTCAAACAGTTTGTTTTGAATTGTGTGCAACTTTGCACCAAGTTTGGTTGTCTCTTTCCTGAGAAACCAGCGACAATCCAAGTCTTGTCTAAGCTTTGCTATATCAAACACATAGGATTCATATTCAATGGTCACAGGATCAATCAGCTTGAAACCATCCATCGTATAGATTATGTTCTCTAATGTTAAGTCGCCGAGGTAAGATGTGTGTGGTAAAATCTTAGGTAACTTATCAATCAATTGTTGTTTGGTAAAAGGAAATGCCTCGGTTGAAGCATCCATCCAAGAAAGTTTTTGGTGATAGATTTCTGTGAAGTCTTTTGCTTCTTCCACACAGATACTTTTTAATTTTATTAGTGTGTTAAATAAGAATTCTTCTAATTGATTGGTGTTATGTGACACCAAATAATTCTTCATGTCTAAACCATGGAAGTATTCCATGTCAAAAGAATCACCATCAACATTGTATATTTTAGGAACAGGAAAGCCAACAGCTTTCAAGGGTATTAGTCTTTTCCTGTTTCTTTCTGTGTTACCAATTTTTCTTACAAATAGACCATTAGAATTTTCCATCAGGTAGATTTCACTACCTGAATGGCCACTTAACTTCTTAACTATTCTTGGTCCAGTTGTCATAATCATCACGAATCAAAGAGTGCCATGTGCCATTGTGTGCACCAGGCGGAAATGGATTATTCATATTAACATACACAAGGTTTTCACCGTGTAAGTTATGCTCATGTAAGTTGGCCTGCATCATATTTTCACCAATATACTGTGCACCAGCTTCATAATACTTATCCATGTTCTGGAATGTAGACATGTATTTTTCCATGTTGCTTTGTGAACTAAAAGCAAACTGGTCGTTACCAAAATCTCTTTCTGGAACCATTCTACAATTTGGAATGTATAACTTGGCATTATCAAGTTGTTCAAAAGGAATCTGAACATTCAATGCATAATCTGTTCTTGTTTTGATAACCCAATCATATTCGATTTCGGTGCTCATCATCAACATACGACATTCATTAATGGAATATAGTGCTGAGTATGTGAATCTTGGTGGATATTTTTGTGGGTTTGGTGTGTTTGTGTATTTTGTGTCTGCATCAACCACCAAAGTTTCTTCTGTCAACATTCGTACAGGTTTATACAAATTTTCAAGTTCTTCCTCACCGTCAAATTTCCAAGTATGAATATAAACATCAACATCGAAATGATCCAATAGGTTCTTCTTGTAGTATTCAAAACCTTTTTGAAATGACCTGGCTTGGCCAGTAAAACATAATGCTATTTTCATCTTTGAATAGTTACAGGAATGTTAATGATATCAAATGGTGCATTCTTAAGAAACAAATTTCTTAGCAACATCATATGTGGACAATATCTACGTTCTTTGTGTGTTGTGATATCATGTTCGGGATATCTTTTCACATTTCTAAGCCAGTCTTCAAATTCTGGTTCAAATTGTGTTGAATGTAAATGTTCATAATTGTTGTATAAGAAGTAAGCATTGGCCATTTTAAATGGCATGATGGCAAAGATATCTGAAATCAAATTATACGATTCTTCTAATGGAGTAATCACCAAATCAACTTGGTTGAATTTGAATGGAGGATCAAGTGCTATATCATACCTGCAATATGTTAGTGTATCATATTCAATATCATCAATCAAGCCATATGCTTTAAATCTACCATAATTCATTGAAGCATTTTTAGAAATGCTGTCATTAGAGTTTGGTTTTGGATTTGCGGCATGAGCCCTCTTTTCGACATCCAAGAATGCTTTTTCATATTCCGAAAAATCTTCAGCCAAAAACTTTGTTGGCTTAAGTCTCTCTTGAACATTCTTTATTTCTTGTTCATCGGTTGACCATAAGTGACAATAGACATCCATTTCATTTGCGTCAATGAATGTCTTAATGTCCTCCCACGTTTTGTCAAAAGTTCTGTATTGACCGGATATTACTATACAATTTCTCATTTGATCCAATACCACACATCACATTCGGTTGTTAAGATTTCTTTACCAATTTTTGCCCCAAACTCTTTGGCGGCCTTATTGACACCTTCAATTGCAGTGAAATCATGACCTGCAAAGATGCCGCCAGGTTTCAATTTAGAATAATAGTTTGCACAATCTTTGGTCAACTGGTCATAAGTATGCAGACCATCAATAAAGATAAAATCGAATTCTTCATCATTAAAAAATTGAACAGCATCATCGGATGTTTTGCGTAATATATCAAACCTTGGACCAAATTTTTCCATACGAGAAGTCATTGTCTCAAAAACATGCTGACGTTCATTCAATGGTCTGCCATTCCAATCCACGTAGTTTTCATATGGATCAACTGATGTTAATTCCAAGTTACTATTGATATTTAAAAGGAATTCTGTGGTGTCACCAATGTCACAACCAATTTCTAAGCCTTTGACCTTTGGCATATCTTTAATCAATTCACCAAGGCCATAGCCTGAACATTTAAACATTCTTTGTACTCCGAAAGCTTGTGTTTCTGTATTAAAAGTAATTGTATCACTCATCATGCGGTCCTATAATTAAAATATTGTGATTTATCTTCTTGTCCATATTTTTCTTGAACAAACTTCTTCCATTCAGGTACACGGTCATATTGGTGTACGATTGCAAACAACTCATCACGATAATAGACCAAACCATCTTTTACTGTTGGTTCATCACATGTCAAATTTGGTCTAAAAGAATTGATTTTAGATGGATCAACAACAGTACCTGCCTCACATGCCCAAGCATATGTTTTGAGAACGGAGTCCTTGAGTGGTTGTGTATTAATTAGAACATTGAATACTGCCTGGTCACATACAGGAATGGCCCTATTGGTTGCATTAGTGAAAATGTTGAAGACCATATCTTTTACATATTCGGATGTACCACCGAACGTTCCAACGTTAAAGATTTCATTGTTTTTAAATTGTTCATAGACATAAGGGCCATATGCTTGTTTAAGGTTATCATCACCCCATGGCTCGTCCTTATATTTTAATCCTTCAGACGCAATAACCAATTTGTGACCATGTTCTGCCGCAATTTCAATAGCATTCAATGGATTAAGTTGAAAGTAAACATCTTTGACATCTGTGGTTACAACATATTCATAATCAGTATAGTTTTGGCGCAGAAATTCGTAAATAGAAAGAAAACGCAACACATGCGGCGCAATTCCTTGGATCATAATCATTGGTATTACAATGACACCTTGTTCTTGCAACCAATCAACGGTTTCTTGTGTTGTACTACCTGCAACCAGTACAACATCAGTATTTTCATCAACAACTTCTTTTGCAGATAAAACCCATGGCTTCAATTCGTTGATACCATAGTTTGTATAACCACCAATAATTAAATTTTTCATTTCAATATCCTGACCTAGTTTTAATCAAATCCATAACACCATCATCACCTTTTTGTTCTTCACGAGGAACAAACAAAGCCTTCTGTCTCTTATTATCTATATCTTCTGTTGGAACGAGATAATAGATTGCTAAACTTTTTCTATACTGTCCTTCAGGTGCAGTAATACCTTCAGTTACACCGTGCCAAGAGTTTTGTGTTGTATCAAACAATACTGCACGGTTAAATTTTGGCCAAATAGACTTGACTAATTTCTTTGGTTGTTGTGTTTCTTCATCATGCGACCAAAGACCTATGTTACCACCCCAAGATTTCTTCCAGTTCGGATTTAGGTAAACGATAAGATTCAACTTACGCCTCATGTCCATTTTAGGATGAATGTCATAGTCGAGATGAACATTTAAGTAATCACCGGCTTGATGCATGTGAATACCGCCACCATGTAACCCGTAATCTGGTATTAAACCAAAATCATTTGTTAAATATGCAAGTTTGCCTACAAAAGGTTCAGTAACTAGGCAAGACATTGCCTTGTATACATTTTTTGAAAACTTAGTCCAATTTTGTATGGTGCGTTTCTTTTCAATTGCGTTGTCATACTTTGCATCAGTATTTTCATCATAACCTGGCATGCCATCAAAAATGCTACGGGCAGTTTCTTCTGTAAAAAAGTTATCAATCACAGCATGATTAAATGGTTCCGCATTCAAAAAATCTTGTGATATCTTATACCAGTCATGCTTATTAATTATTTTCTCCACGGTAACTTTCCTTTATAATGTTCATTCATCACTTTATTGCCATATAAAAAGAATTCTGGCTTAACAGAGCCTTCATTACCGGCAAGTTTATAGTTCAATGTGTATTCACCTGTGCAATCGTAGTTTTTAAAATGAGTAGACAGTGCATTTAAAAATATCCTGTCTTGTCCCCATCCACCATGCCAAACACTAGCCAATCTTATCGCAATATCTGTCTTAAGGCAATAGCAATTTGTATCGATGTGGTGGTAATCCTGAAAACATTTCCACTTTCCTAAAGATTCACAATCATCATTGCAAAGATAATTACCATCTTTATCTACAATCTTCCTTAGAGAGTAAGACCAATCTAGTTTTTTCTTTTTGATATTTTCAACTTGCGTGAATACATGGTTTTGGTCTAAGTAACAATCTTGATCCAAATATAGAACATAATCGGTGTTGACTAGGTGTGTAAATGCGGCATAGACACGATGGCCATAGAAACCATTTGCACCCACATTGATTGGAAGATTAGCAACTTTAACTTTGTCACCATATTCTTCGGTGATAACTTTAACTTTACCACGGTGTTGTTCACCGTCACACACAACATAACAAGTTGTCATGTATGTTTGAGAAAGAACACTTTCGATTGCCTTCTTAAGGTCAGGCGGGCCCGTTGTTGGTATAATCACTGTTGCTGTCATAATATAATTCCTGTTTTATTTTGCAATAACAAATTTACTAGATTCTTCTGTTCTTGAGGTTATATATTGATAGATTAAACGAATGAATTTATCAGACCTTTGTTTATCCGAATCTAACCACTTAATTAACGGTGGGAAAACCACATTAGTCACCAACATAGCACTATATTGACCACGAATTTCATCATATGCTTTTTTATCTTTTGGGTTTGTTGGTTTTGTACCAAGACTTTTTATTTTTTCTCGATATTCTTTATTTGCTTTTTCGTAAGACGCTTTAAATTTTTTTGCATAACTGACATCAACTAATTCAATTAGGTCTGCAAAAATACCGGCTGACCCTATAGAACCACCCCGTGCTTCGGCATTTGCACCTTGATACTCCGCTTTAAATGCTGCTGAGGATGCATCGTGCCGAATTTTGATATGGTCTGCTTTATTGTCCGTAAAATAAACTTTTAAGTCTCTGGTTTGTGGTGCAGTTGTCTTATAAATTTTCCAATCACTGTGACCACCATAATGATATTTCTTGATTGTTTTTAGTTCATCGGTTCTACTGAAATTAACCTTTTGTAAGATAACGGCTTTGGTTTGTTTTTTTAACGACAGTGGTAATAGTTGGCCAGTTTCAATCAAATCACTTATGATGACATTCAAGTCCAAAAAACTGAAACCTTTTTTATTTGATCCGTTATTACTGCTGACCTGTTCTTCTATAAGGTTTCTAGCTTTATCGGAAGCAAAGTAAATATCGGCAGGAGACCACTTGTTAATATCACCAAATATAACACTCTTTTTGGCACCTTCAACAGTATTCATTCTTCTGCTGGTGTCGTTTGCAACCTTAAATAATTCTTCAATGTTTTTCATAATTGGTTTATCACCACGCACAAACCAAACCTCAGTTGATTTTGGACGTTTGATACCATTGAAATTTTTGACAATTGTATCAATATCTTCAATTAACTTTTTTGCTATCAATACAGAAGAAACGTACCAATCAGGATTTTCATTTAAAAAGTCCTCTAGCATTTTTAAAGTAACAGAAGGAGTTTCAATATGTTTTTTAAAAATAGAATCTACGCCATTATTTTTAAACTTTCCGTTCCAAGCCAGTCTGAATACTTTATAAGTTGAATATTCTTTGGTGTCTAAAATATCATCCAATTTAACATTGTTGGAAACAGCATAGTCTGCAAAAGCACAAAAAAGTGCCTGTGCAGATTCGGCTAAAGTGGTATTATCGGCCATAGTTCACCTTAAATGAGAATATTTATATCTTAAACCCATCAAAAGATTTCTTACCAGGCTTCTTTACATTTGTTGCGGCTTCAACCACTCCAGCGTCAACAAGACCATCTTGGCCAGATTGTTCAACATCATACAGTTTCATCTTAGCACGGTCAACACCAACTGTGAATCGTTTGTACATTGTAGGATCATTGTAACGATTCTTCAATTGTTTTACCATGATTTGTCCAAGTTCTTGTAGGTCTTCGGACGTAATCAAAGCAAACATCAAGTCAGCGGTAGCGGGCAAACCAAAAGACTCACTTGTGTCTTCGAGTCCTGGATCGGAACTGGTAAAGCCTGAACGTGTTGTTTGTGTAGCAGAAACAATTGGTACTCCGTACTCAACGGCAAGGCCACGCAGTTCTTCTGCAATTGACTTAACGTAGGTGTAGGAGTTGATGTTTGCTCCGGCTTTAATGCGAGAGCTACAGCATATATTAAGATAATCAATAAAGATAATGTCAGGACGAAATGATTTTTTGAGATTGAGTTCATTCAATAAGGATCTAAAATGTGTTGCGGATGCCGATGCGGTTGGATACTCTTTGATAATCAATTTGCCTGTAGTCTTTGCTTTCAGTTTTGCAACCTTCTTGTCATACATGTCCTTTGGAAGACTTGTTAAATCATCCAACGTAACATTAAGGAGATTTGCATCAATACGTTCGGCAATCTTTTCTTCAGCCATCTCCATTGTGATGTAAAGAACATTACGACCTTGTGACATAGCACCAGCGGCAACGTGACACATAAAAAGAGATTTACCCACACCAGTACCAGCCAGAGCAATGTTAAGAGTTTTACCAGGTAATCCACCTTTTGTAATCTTGTTAAAGTAGTCCAAGTCAAACGGGATTCGTTCTTCGTGTCTGTGGTAGAATTCATATCGTTCATCACTGTTCTCCAAATAATCGTGGCCAACTGAGGTATCAAAAGTTACGGCTAAAGCGTCTGATAGTATTTTGGGAATCTGACCTTTGTCGTGCGTTTTGTCTTTTCCTTCAAGAATAGAAATGCTCCCCAATACTGCCTGATAGATGGCCTTTTCTTGACAGAATTGTTCGGTTTTGTCAGTAAGCCATTGAATTTGGGATTTCTCTCCTTTAGTTTTCTCAATTTCTTGGATAGTAGTTTGACACTTTTCCACTTCTGCATCTGTGAGATTTCGCCTTTCTTGGACGGCCAATACAAGCGCTTCAGGCGATGGTGCATTATTGTAAGTTTCCGTGAATGATTTAATTTCATCATAAATTAGTCTTTCTGCTCGGTCGGTGAAGTATTCACTCTTTAAAAAAGGAAGAACTTTTCTCAGGTATTCATCTGAGTAAATCAGGTTCTTCAGTATCGTTTGTTCTAGTTTCATCTATAATATCCCCATCAACATTGTCACTCATCAATTCAACCAACATATCACCAAGATAAGTTTTGAATTTGGCATCAACCATAAGTTTTTTAGGCTTCACGATTGGTGATTCTAACACATCAAAAGCGAAATGTAAATGGGGCCCATCAACTTCTTCCGTTATTTTAACTTTACCATATTTGAACACCACATCTTTGTAACTACCGTTAAGTAGTTTGATGTGGGTTATAGTCTCATCACCTTTAGGGTAAATGAAACAGTAATCCACACCTTCTATCATTCTTCTTCCTGCATGATGCTACCAGTAGCAACACCATATTTGTTTGACACATATTCTTGGAATGTTTGGTCTGCCAAGATTGAAGTCCAGAACTCGGATGTGTTAGTGTCTTTCTCACGGTATTTCTTTTCTTCAACTTCACCAGTTTCAGAATTTACTTTGCTGTACCAACCATTACTTGGTTTTACCACATGTTTGGATTCGAGAGCGATATCCAATAGGCCGCTCCACTTGCTAATGCCACCGTCAAAAGATACTGAAACAGGGATTTTAGATTTTTCTTTGACATAACGGGACTTTTCTACATTGATAATGAAGTTGTAACCAGTGATTTCGGTTCCCTCTTTTTCTTGCTGGCGACCAAGAATAAAGATGTTATCAGCAGAGTAGTATGAACCTGTACCACCACCAACGATTGCTTTAGGGAACATACCAATTTCCATGTAAGTGTGATTCACTACAATCATTGGAATATCTTTCAAAGACAAGTGTGGTGTCACCATACGGAACAAACTCTTGACTTGTTTTG